CCGTTAACTTTAGGGCTTCGACGGGCACAACACTTAATACGGCGCTGGCAACAGGGCGCAGTGTGACCGTGGCATTGATGGCTACACAGAACGCAACTCCTTACTACAACAACATCATACAAGTTGATGGAAACACCATAACTCCAAAGTATCAGGGCGGTATTGCTTGGACCGGAGGTAATGCTTCGGGTATTGATGTTTACGTATATACGATTATTAAAACAGCATCGGCAACTTTTACGGTGCTAGCTTCTCAAACTAAATTTACCTGAGATTGATATGCCGGTTATTCAACGTTTAGCTGCTGGAGGCGCTCGGGGTTTTGGTTTCGGTGTCGGAGGTGTTACTTATTCCGGGCTTATTACTGAAACTGCAACCGGTGCAGATAGCGTAAACGGTATACCCCCTTATCAAGGCATTATTACTGAAACTGCAACCGGTGCAGATAGTACAGACGGTACGTCTAATTCGACATATCAAGTGTCAACCGCAGAAACAGCTACGGGGTCTGATTCCATATCCAGCAGCCTGATTTTGCCAGGGTACGCTAGCTTTGATTTCAATGGGTCCGCATACGTTGATACGCCGACTAGCTCTACGTTTGCAACAGGATCAAACGATTGGACTTTGCAGTTTTTTATTTATCTTCGCGCTACCCCCAGCTCAAACACTACCGTATTTGACGTAGGCAGTGGGGTTGTTACTAATGGGTGGCGGGTTGAAATTACGACATCTAGACAAGTTCGGCTTCTTGGGCTGTCTTCTTATAACACTACTGCGGGGCTCTCATTAAACACTTGGTACTTTATTACAGTAACGCGGTACTCATCCCCCGGCGTTTATATTTTTATTGACTCTACAAGAAACACAGCGTCTTCGTTTAACCTTGGTACGCTTTCTTCCAGCACCTATTGCCGTATCGGTGGGGCTCAGAATAACGCAACACGTATTAATGCGCTGATTAGTAATTTGCAGTTTAGAAACAATATTTCTGTTTCGTCTGTAACTGTACCAACAACCCCACTTACAAACGACGCAAATACGTTGCTGCTCACTTGCCAGAACGGGACAATTATTGATAACAGCACTGCTAACGGTGGCAGTCCGTGGACGCTGACTAACAGCGGAACGACAACAACTTCTACGAATCCACTTTGATGTGGGTTGAATGAAGTCATCAGTAAGAAATAAAAACATGGACGATAAAACCCACGAGCTAGCAGTCCTGAAAGCACAAGCCAGAATTAGGCTTGAAGAGCTAAAGGCCCAAGACTCTGCCAAAGAAGTTGCTGGTAAAGCGATTGGCGAAGATGGATTGCTTTACATCTTCTTGATTGTGCTCGTGGGCGTTGGTGCGTCCTTATTCCTAGAAGGCGAAAAAATTGCTGCTGTTATGGGTCTTTTGGGCGCTTCACTTACTGCACTTATTCAAATGCTAAATGGCATCGCAGGCACTGCGCCAAAGCAAGAAAAGCCTGAGTTTGAAGTCATCAAGGATCTCATCACTCGGTTGGACAAGCTTGATCGTGCCGAGCCACCCATGCAAGTGGATGTTGAAGGATCCAAAGTTACAGTCAAGAAAGGTGCCGACATCGTGACGGCTAAGGGGTAATCATGCTTTCACTTCTCTCAACACTTGGTGGCCTACTTATTTCGGGTCTACCCAAACTGCTTGATTACTTTCAAAACAAAGCTGACCAAGCCCATGAGCTTGAGCTTGCAAGGATGCAATCGGAGCGCGAACTAGCCTTAGCCAAGGAAGGTTTTATTGCCCAGCAGCGTGTGGAAGAGATTCGCACTGACCAGATTGCCATGCAGACGGATGCTCAAATGACCGTGGCGGCGCTGGACCATGACAAGCAGATCATTGAGAAGTCTAGCAAGTGGGTGGTGAACTACATTGGAACGGTGCGGCCTAATGTTACTTACCTGCTTATCTTGGAACTCATTGCCATTAACGCTGTGCTTGCTTATTACGTTTGGCAACACCCGCATCTTGTGCAAAACATTGATGACTTGGTTCGGGTCAGTACGATCATCTTTTCCGATGATGAGATGGCAATGCTTGGCGGCATCATTGGCTTTTGGTTTGGCTCGCGTAGTTGGCAGAAGAAATGAAAACAGGACAAGCTGGTATAGACTTGATGCACAGTTTTGAAGGTAAGAGCCTTAAGCCTTACTTATGCCCCGCCCACATTTGGACGATTGGCTATGGTCATGTTTTGTATCAAGATCAAATTAAATTACCTGTAATAAGGAAAGATGGCTATACCGGCATCCTTCGTAAGGACTACCCGCTCGCAGCCCAAGATAATCGCACTTGGTCGCAGGAGGAGATTGATCGCCTTTTTGAGGATGATCTCGTCCGTTTTGAACGCGGTGTATTGCGAATGTCTCCTAATCTTGCTGGCCGTCAGTCAAGCTTCGACGCTGTGGTCAGTTTTGCGTTCAACGCTGGAACTGGGAGGTATCAGAGTTCCACAATAAGAATGAGAAACAACCGCGCCGACTATGAAGGTGCAGCAGAAGCGTTTATGATGTGGACTATGGGCGGAGGTAAAGTGTTACCGGGATTGGTGCGCCGCCGCAAAGCTGAAAAAGCGTTGTACCTACGGGGTGCATGATGCCACTCAAAAAGATACTTTTTAAACCCGGAACAAACCAAGAAAATACTCGGTATACCAACGAGAACGGCTGGTATATCAGTGAAAAGGTTCGGTTTCGTCAGGGTACACCTGAGAAAATTGGTGGGTGGCAGCGTATTTCCCCGTATACGTTTCAAGGAATTTGCCGGTTTCTTTGGAATTGGGTAACGCTTAGCTTTGATAATTTACTTGCTGTCGGTACAAACCTCAAGTTTTATATTGAGCGAGGTGGTGTCTACAACGACATCACCCCCATACGAGAAACCGCAACCCTAACAAACCCTTTCACTACAAACATAACTTCAGGTACAGCTAATAGGGTTTTGGTAACCGATGCTTCTCATGGGGGAAAGACTGGAGATTTTGTAACTTTCAGTGGAGCTTCAGCAGTTGGGGGGTTAACCCTTAATGGTAACTACCAGATAGCAAATGTTACAACCAATACTTACACCATAACAGCTTCATCAAATGCCACGTCTGTAGCTACAGGTGGGGGTACAGTAACTGCTAAATACGAAATTAATGTTGGCCCTGCCATTCAAGGCGCTGTTATTGGATGGGGTTCTGGTGGTTGGGGTATGGGCGGCTGGGGTACGGGCGTTGCCGGTACTGAGCGGTTGCGGTTGTGGGATGCCCAGAACTGGGGTGAAGATTTAGTTTTTGGGTATCGTGGTGGACCCCTCTATTATTGGGATGCAACTAATGGTGTTACTACTCGGGGCGTTGCTCTTAATTCGATTGGCGGAAATGTAAGTTTTACGTCAGCCTCCCCTACAGTTGTTACGTTTGCTTCGGTTTTATTGTCCGAGGGCACTGCTGTTAAGTTTGCCACCACAGGCACGATGCCTTCTGGGGTCACTGCGGGTACGACGTATTACCTGCGAAATGTAGATGGGGCCACAGCAAACATATCGGCTTCTCCCACTGGAGCGCTGGTTAACGCCGCATCTACTGGGTCGGATGTATATGTTTCTGAGCTTGTTGATGTGCCGTCAAAACAAAACGGGTTGATTGTTTCCGATACATCTCGGTTTCTTCTACTCTTCGGCACAACAGCTTATGGCAGTGCAGTGCTTGATCCGATGCTGATCCGTTGGGGTAATCAAGAATCGGTTACTGATTTTGTACCTGCTGCCACAAACCAAGCAGGTAGTCTGCGTTTATCCCACGGTTCACAGATTATTTCTGAGCTTCAAACACGCCAAGAGATCTTAGTGTGGACTGATTCGGCGTTGTACTCCTTGCAGTATCTCGGCCCTCCGTTTGTGTGGGGGTCTCAGTTACTTGGCGACAATATATCTATCGTTGGACCAAACGCTACGGCTGTTGCTTCAGGTGTGGTGTATTGGATGGGGGTTGATAAGTTTTACACTTATAACGGGCGAGTGCAGACGCTTCGCTGTGATCTAAGGCGGTATGTCTTTTCCGACATTAACGTCTCGCAGCTTGATCAGATCTTTGCCGGAACAAATGAAGGCTTTAACGAAGTCTGGTGGTTTTATTGCTCCACCAATTCCACGGTGGTTGATAAGTACGTTGTGTACAACTACGCAGAAGATATTTGGTATTACGGCACGATGGGGCGCACGGCTTGGCTTGACTCGGGGTTACGCAACTATCCTGAAGCAGCTACATACAACTATAACGTTGTTGATCATGAATATGGGGTGGACGATAACACCACAGGTACAGCCACCGCAATTGAAGCTTATATCGAATCGGCTGAGTTTGATATTGAAGACGGGCAGAACTTCGGATTTGTATGGCGCATGGTGCCGGATCTGACATTCCAAGGATCTACAAGCCAAAGTCCACAGGTCACGATGACGCTCTACGGTATGAATGGTTCCGGGTCTGGATTTAACACCGAAGCCGCCAAAGCTGTTGCTCGTACTTCCACAGTGACGATTGAGCAGTTCACCAATATTATCTACACCCGTATTCGTGGACGACAAATGATTATGCGGGTTGGCTCTGATGGGCTGGGTACGACGTGGCAGCTTGGTGCACCACGAATCGATGTTAAACAGGACGGTCAGCGGTGACTTTACTTAGGCAACCAGCACCACCCAGTTTACCTGCGGCAGGGGCTAGCTATGAACGCGCATACCATGACCAGTTCAACAATGTTTTACGCCTCTACTTCAACCAACTTAACAACAACGTTTCAGCACTACTAGGTACAGACGGGGGGCGGTATTTAAGTATTCCGTTTGGGGCGTGGTCTAGTGATTCGGATCAAGTTGCTGTTAGTACAACGGCAGCGTACGCCGTTACGTTTGATGTCGCTGATATTGCTGACAGTGTGACGCTTGTCGATAATTCAAAACTAACGGTGCGTTACTCTGGGGTTTATAACTTACAATTCAGTATCCAGTTTGTTAATACAGACTCCCAGATACATGACACTGATGTTTGGGCCGCAATAAACGGCACCAATGTCCCAAATAGTAACTCTCGGTTTTCTGTTCCTAATAAACACGGTGGGGTAGACGGGCATTTGATTGCAGCTTTGAATTTGTTTTTGCCTTTGTATTCGGGTGATTACGTCGAGCTGTACTGGCATACTGACAACACTTCAGTTAGTATTGAGCAGATTAACGCTGCTTCTTCCCCCACACGCCCTGCCACCCCCTCAGTTATAGCCACTATGGTGTTTGTCTCTGCGATACCGGATAGCACGACATGACCACTTCGACCCAAATCACACCCGAAGCAGCTTTGGCGAAGTTCAATGCGTTTGTGCAGTCGCAGCAAATGCAAGACTATTTATCCCAACGTCAAAAGCAATACGGCACAACCCCCAAAGGTGCAGCTTCGGATAAGGGATGGACCGCAGGTGAGTCTTACACCAACCCGTTTGCAGGGTTGAAGGAATTTGGTTCAGAGGAAAAGCCTACTTTAAATTGGAACGCAGCGCTTGGTGAAGCAGGTGAATACGAGTCTGGAACCCAGACCCAACAGAAGTCAGCGTACGACATATTAAAAGGTGCTTTTAATACAGAAGATAATATATTTGGGCACAAGTCCACCTTTACTAAAGCCTACAGTACATCCGAGAAAGATGCTAAGGGCAATCCAATTGAGATTAAAAACCCAACGCTTGAAGATATTCAATCAGGCAAAGTTGCTTTTTTAGTGGGCGGTAAGACAGGTGGTGAAAGCCGCGAGCGCATGGCTCAGATGTATTTGCCTATGGGCGATAAGCTTGTCCCTATCGGAGACCCCCAGTATTACAAAGGCGAACATCCTGACGCTAAGAATGTAGCTAATGCCTTAAAGATTGCTTCGATTGCTTCACTGCCTTTTGGTGGGATTGGTGCGTTTCTTGGGCCTGTAACCGGCACGGTTACTAGTGGGCTTGCTTCGCTTGGACTTCCAGCTATGGCGGCAAATATCGGCGCTAATGCTTTGGTAAGCGGGGGGTTAAACGCTGGTATTGCAAAACTCGTAGACATGGATGCGGGTAAAGCATTTAAGTCTGGCGCTACATCCGGGGCTATTGGTGCGGGGCTTGGTGAACTTGGCGCAATGTCAGGGCTGGATAAGGGGTTAGGTGCGCTGTACGCTCCAGCTAAATCAATCGCTACTTCTGGACTTACGTCCGCTGTCCTTGGTAAACCGTTTAACTTTTCCGAAGCTGCTAAGAATGCAGCCCTGTCTTTTGGGTTACAGCAAGCTTTGGGTTCAACTGATTTAGCCCCCAAGCAGGGCGAAGCACTTAACAAATTCCTGGAGTTTCTGGGGAGGAAGCCGTAATGAGTAATGAGTCATTGTTAGAGCAGTTAGGTTTAAGCCCAGATCCTGTTTTTCCTGCGTCAGTAAAAGGAAAGGTGGATTTTTCCAATCAGTTTTCAAATTTACTCCCATCAAACCCTACTGGTATAGCCCCTGTTATTTCTCCTGTTATAGATTCTACCGCTTATTCGGGGTTAGAAGGGGTGGCTCCAAGTGTTCCAGATGTGCCTCGTAGCTTTGGAGTATCCACTCCTGCGTCTGAAGTGACGACAAACGTAGGCGGAATTGAAGTTACAGGAAATAAAGAAATTGTTGATAATGTTAAAAATTATGCAGAAACTGCTGGCTCCGATGAACTTCTCCCCTTACTTACAGCTTTAGCTGCCGCTGGTCTTATTTCTTCTCTTACAAGTTCTGGCCCCGCTAAAATTGAAGTGTCGGGGCAAAGTGAAACACCCGCTCCAAAACCCACTGAACCTCCACCTACAACAACCACACCTGTTATCCCCGCGCCTGTTACCCCTCCAACAACAGATACAACAGATACGCCTAAACAAGAGCCCACCGCAGAGGAAAAAAGCCTTGCTGAAAAATTAGGTATCCCCGCTGCAACATTAGCTACATTACTCAAATACGGCCTTGGGGCGCTAGCTTCTTACTTATCCTATAAGTCTGCCAAGGATGCTCAGGAACAAGCTAAAGGTGCGTCGTTTACTTCAAGGGGTCCGGTAACTTCAACACGTCGAGCGTATAAAGGTAGTACGTACAAACCTGCGGCGCAGGGTGGGCTGATGACGCTTGCCGGTGGTGGTGTGTTAAATGAAAAAGGTCCGGAAGATTACGGTATTGGGTCTTTAGCAGAAGATATGAGTATTGGAGAATATGAACCAGAACAGTTCAACAGTGATACCTTTTACCAAGCATACGCTAATGATGTTTACGCTCCAGAGGGTTTAATTGCTAATGAAGTTGTAAGAAGAGCGGCGTTTGAAATGCCAGAGACTTTTGACCCGCGTAATTTAGCTTTCCAAAAAGAGAAAGAGGCTTCCATAAACGAAGCTAGAAATCGTTTACTTAGTGAAGTTATGTCTGTGGACCAGATTACAGGGGATATTGACCCAATACAATCAATAAAAAATATCGCAGCTTACGACCCAACATTTTTACAATCCGTACCAGATCTAAGAAAATTTGTAGAAAATGTGCAAAGCCTTAGTCCAACAGGGTATGACGCAAAATATGGTTTTAAAGCACCGTACGCAGATAAATTTACACCAGAAGACATTAGAACCGTGCGAGTTTTTGGGCCAGAATATCAAAACATGCTTGACGTTATAGGTAATATATTAGAAAACCGAGAGGGTGATTACACCACGGGGGGTATAGGTGGTGGATATGGTGGAGCTGCGGGAGGGCTAGCTTCTGCTAAGCAACCCTTTTACCTCGGCGGTCCTACGGATGGTATGGCAGATGAAGTCCCTGCACATATCGACAACAAGCGTCCTGCTGCATTAAGTGATGGTGAGTTTGTGATTCCGGCAGATGTTGTTAGTCATTTAGGCAATGGTAATTCCAACGCTGGTGCAAGTCGTTTGTATGAAATGATGGATCGCGTGCGTGAAGCACGTACTGGTAACAGAAAGCAGGGTATTCAAATCAACCCTAACAAATTTATGCCGAGGTAATCATGGCGACATTTAAGTCAAACAAAGGTGAATTTACGGATGATCAAATTCGTAAATATATTGGTGAGAACTTTAATGCAGACACTTACAAATACCTCGTCAACCAAAAGCTTATACGCCCCAGCGATGATCCTGAAGAATTAAAACAGCGGGCTACTTATTATGGGCTTACTCAGCTTCTTGGGATGCCTGATTCAGAAGCTCGTGCTGCAATGGCGTCGGTTTTTGAGAAAGGGTCAAAAGACGATCTAGACAATTTGGCTAAGCTGTATGAACGCTCCATGATTATTGGAGTGCCTACATCTGCGCTTCAAGAGGCTGCGGCAAAAGTCGGTTTAACAAGCACTGACTCTTATGATATTCAACGCTTCCTAGCAGACAGAGGAATTACTTCAAGTGCCGTAACTAAAGGTATGCCTTCCTATGAGTCGATTGTAGAGTTAGGCCCACAGATCAACGCTAAAGATAATCCTATCCAAGGCGGCAACCTAATCTTTCAACCGGGGTATGACGCGCCGGGGTCCAATACTAATATTTACGATTTAGCAAAGTCCATCACAGCCGAGACTGACGCTACAAAGCGGGCGGAGCTTGAAAAAACCGCTCAGGCTGAACAAGCCAAAATGAACACTGCGGCAAAGGCCGAAGCTGAAGCTGAGGCAGCGGCAAATATAGAAAAAGCCAAACAAAAAGCACAGTCTAAAGGTGCAGTATTTGATACTTCGGTTAAAACAGTTCGTGATGATGGTAGAGAAGGTACAGGGGTTTCGGTTGGTGGTGAGTCTGGGTTACGTGAGGGTTATGCGCCTTATGTACAACGTTTACTTGAACGTGCCTCTGCCGAGGCTGATGTGCCGTTTCTTAAATACACAGGTACATCCCCCCTGCTTGAATCGGCTAAGGCAGGGATTGCTAACTTAACAACACCCGCTCAATTCTTACAGGGTACCAATCTTGCACAAGCTGCGGGTATCGGCGCTTTAGATTATGGGCAATATAAACCCACGGCGTTTACGACGGGTACGTTCGCTAACCCTGTGCAGACTGAAACCACTGTGCCCAAAGCTCACGGCGGTGAAATTGAAGGATATGACGCTGGTGGTACCGTTGATGTAGGTGGGAATCCTGCTACTAACCCCTATACAGTCCCTGCTAACCCCAACATCCAACCCGTTAATTACGGGGGA